AGTACATAAGAACTATAACGTATTGCATAAAAAAACCCCCGCCGTCAACGGGGGTTAGTGTGTCTACGTCCCGATCACATACTAGACAAGAGCTTTGCCGAGTACGTTCTTGGGGTTGATGACATTGAAGTTGATCTCAGCTGTTGTGGGATCGTCAGGGTTGACGCTCAGGTTGATACTGGTCATTGTGATGTCACTCTCGATGTAGAGAGACTCTGCATCGTCGACTGCTGTGCCCGCATTGTTGGAGACAGTGTTGACGTACAGCTTGACACTTGCGCCCTGCTGGCTTCTGAGAAGCACGTTGCCGAGTAGCCGGTTGGCCAGGCTGGTCTGATCGTCTGTGAAATAGACGCTCATCGATCCACTGCCGCTGGCATAGCCAGATTGGGTGGTTCGGAAAGGTGCAAACTTACTCGATTCGGTTGAAGTTACACCGCATGGAAGCGTTGTGACATCCAACTCTTCACGGGTGATGTCGATTGAGAACTCACGTACTTGACAGACAGCAGCGTATTCTGCGTAGTCAATCGCGATGTGGTTAGCCGTGCCAGGGGTGTCTGCACTTCCGGTGCCGCCATCGCCGTTAAGCGTGATAGCAGAACCGCCAGAAGATGCGGATACCTGGATTGTCGAGCTGGTGCGAGCCACGACGTAGTACGTGGTTCCAGCCGTCAATGCGGTGTCGATGGACGCAGTACCTTCTTCAGCAAAAGTTACCGGGTCACCAACCACGTAGTCGTTAGTTGTAGGTACTGTGATCGAAGTACCTGCGGGGAAGTCGGTGTAATCCAACAGACAGAACATTGTTCCGGCTGGCTGGAAATAGATCGAGCCCTCCTGACCTGTTAAGGCGGAGCTATTGCAAGAAATCGGCATTGGTGCCTCCTAGAAAAAATACACAGAGTTTGGGGGCGTTTTAACAGGCGGGGGCTCCTGATTACCTGGCACGGCCAGTTGCTCACAGTCTAAGGAGATTTGTAGCTTGCTAAAAGTGGTGCTGTTAAACGGGCAAAGAAGTACGGCCTGTCATCTAAAGCTGCAAACTCTGGGCCGTTCATACGCAACACCGTCCCAAGTACACCCCCGACACGCGCTTTTGGGCGGTAAGACAGTGCGTTTAATGCTTGGCTGATCTCTGCCATTACTGTCTGTGCTCTGCCTGGACCGACCCCTTTTGGACCGTAATACTCAACAATTAGCACCGCACGGATAGCTTCGATTGAGCCGCAGGTTGTCGGCTCGGTCATTACCCCGTAGTTCAATCGGGTGGTTATAAATTCATCATCGGCGTCTCCCGACGCTTTCAGCTGGTTTTCATAACGGAAGGCTACGCCCGCTGTTGCAGCTGCCGCTTCTACAGGCTGCTCATAGTACCGTCTTACTGCTTGGAAGCTCATGAGAATCTCGTGGCGATGCTGCCACCTTTGAACCCCTTAATTGTGGGATTGTTTGCTGCTTTTAGCGTGGCTGCTTCTAAAACATTACGAAGCTTGCCGCCTTCTACAAAGTTTATGTACCAATCTTTAGGGGCCGTGTTGTTCTTTTTATTTGTAGTTCGTGCATAACTAGGGTCTAAATCTAGCGCAATATCTCTATAACTCATGATGTTTCCTATCGTGTATCCGTTATTTTTTCTTCCTTTTAATTTAGGTGCAACTATAACTTTGCGGGATTCTACAGAAGGAAACTTTCTTTCTTTTGTTGCGTTAATGCGTTTGCCTGTACCTGTAACAATAACCCAGTTGTTACGGAACTCGCCTGTCCACGCTGGACCCTCGTTTTGAAGCTCCTCGACAATCAATTCCGCTGCTTCTTTAGCCGTAACATTCTTGATGCGCTCCACGTAAGTTGTGAATCCAGGAAGTTTGAAGCCTGTTGTAGCCATTATTCGGGCCTCGCAATGACACTGAAAAATACAGGCTTGTCGCCTCGATACGTTCGAGGTTCGATTACTTTCATCACTTGGATAGAACCGGCTGTTGATACCTCGAAATAATCGTCGGTTGTTATGTAATTAGACTTGATTTGTTGGGGATCTATTAGTATCTTTACGTCGCTCTCTTGATACAATCCGCCTATTTCATTGATGTCTATGCGGGTGATGACTACTTTTACGTTGGTGCGTTTTTTGGCGGCGGTTACTACCCCCGTAGATGGGTCGTAGGCAGAGCTTTGCTGCTGCACAAATACAGCGGGCTGGCCCCACTCTTTGATGAGCGGTGCGGCTAAAGGGCCAAATACGTCGTCAACTTTGGACATCAGTTTCTGTAGAGACGGATTTCACGCCTGCTGCCAGCGTACCAGCAGCCCAGCATGTCTACTAAGAAGGGGAATCTTTGTAAGACGGCTGGGCCACTAAGGCTTACTTTGCTGGATTCACCTTCCTTGTACTCGAAAAACTCTTGCTCTAGGTCGCCTAACTTGTTTCGTCTTACTGAACCCTGTTGTGAATCTGGATCCTCCGTTCCTCCCGTTATGACGTTCGGATTGGCTGCAAGTTTTAAGGCTAGCTCAAATGTGGCCTGCTTTACCTGCAAGGGGATTGTCGTGCAGACTGCTTCACGGCAGAAACATGTGACCTCTTTTCGCGGCCAGTTGAGTCGTTGCGTATCGCTACAGCATTTGCCGCTCCAGGTGATGGGGTCTAACCATTGGGTTGCTTGGATTAAAGCGACCTGTTTGTATGGGTCTGAGTTACCGTCCCACTCCCCGTTGTTTGCACTCGCGCTGAAGTAAGCGTCGGCTTCTGCCAACGTCACGTAGCTGTTTGAGTCGGTGCCGCCGACTGTTGCATCTAGTGTTGGGGTCGGGTCGGCCATTACAGATCTAGGGCGATGACTTCAAAACCTCGGCGCTGGTAATCTCTTTTGATTTTCACAGCTTCTTTTGGGATGCAGTCAACAACAGCAGGATGCCAATCTGGACGCATGTGCGCTGGAAAGTTTTGCGGAAAGTCCAGATACAACCTAACTATGTTCACCATTGCCGAGGCTTCGGGTGGTTGCTCCATTCTAGTTACTACATACCAATAAAAAAGAGCCCCCGTAGAGGCTCCTGACTGTTCTGATTGGATAGCAGAACTATGGAGTTGTGCCGCCAAAGGGGCTGTTGACAAACAGACGCACAACGTCAAAGTTGCGGACATCGGTGTAGATGTTCGTCCATGAACCGGCAGTGGCCAGAGTCGCGTTGGTGGGGTTGTCGGCGCCACCGTAGTTTGAGCCGAATGCGTGATAGCCGTAGTGGTAATCCACAGAAATCACGTCTTGCTTGGACAAGATGTTCCGGTCTGCTTCAATGCGAAGCTCCTGCTGAACACCTTCCGCTACAGCACCCTCGGCCATCAGGTAGACCGGGTACTTCAGCGCGTTGCCTTGAGTGGCGGTCAGACCGTCGACGCCTTGGATGTTGTCATCCACGATTACACGCATACCTGCGAAGTAGCTCACGTCGTCGCTGCGGACGCCGATGCCACCACCACCCCACTGGATGTCGTTGCCGCTGGCCAATGAACCAGAGGAGAAGGTCAACATCCCTACCTGCTGGAGGTAGAAGTAGGAGCTGCTGTGCATCACAATGATGCTCAAGCGGTCAGCACGTTCTCCGAGCTTTGACTTGGCTTGGATTGCCGATGCAGCTGAAAGATAGTTGTCAGCTGTCAGCGCACCAGGGGCAGAGTCGGCGGAAACGTCGGTTTCAAGTCCGGTGTAGGCAGTAGCAAACAAGCCATTGAACTGAGACAGCAGGGTTGCCATCTTCAGTTTGTTGATTGCTGACGCCAAATAATCGCGGATTTGACCCATAGGATCGCTACCGGAGCCGAGACGGCTGAGGTCGTCTACGGCGTAACTAAATCCACGATGCAGGATTGGGCAGGTTTGCTTGCCTGCTTGGATTTTTTGCGGTGTCAGGTAGCCTGCGCCGCTGGTTCCCCAGGTGTTGTTGGAGCCGATTAGCTCCTCCGTTGGGGTGATGGGCTTCCATGTGGGGACTTCTACCTTGACGCCGCCTGCGCGAGCGTCCAAAGATGCGTTACGCACTACGCCGCCGGAGCGGAGCATTGCGGATTGCTCGTAGATTGCCTCGGCTACATAACCGAGAAATTCTGGACGGGTAATGATGTCGGAGAGGAAGGTTCCTCCCCCGTAATTCTGAAAAGGTGCAGCCATGATCTGGGGTGCAAGGGTTTACCGTGGATTACCCGCGACTTGCCTCAGCCTTGAAGGCTTGGGCTAGTTCTGGGTTCTCTACCTCAAGTCTCAATGCCTCCGTTAGGTTTCCCGAACGGTAAGGATTCTCTTTGCCTGGAGCGATGGACGGGGCTGGTGAAGCACCCATACCAGCAGAAGTAGATGCACCAAAATGATGCTGCCATTCTGTCGATTGCTTCAGATTTGTAAGGTATTCCCCTAGTGATTGTTCGACGCCCCCGTTAAACACCACTGGGTTGCCCTCACTATCTGTTTGCAAGGCAGATTGCAGCAACGTGTACATCTGTTGGGAATTAAGCGCACCAGCTGTATTGATTTGGCTGAGTGCAGCTGCCTTCAGACGGTCCTGTTTTCTTTCTTGAGTCACGGACTCAATTCCGTTTTCTAGCTCTGAGATCCGTAGATCTTTTTGCTGGACTGTCTTCTTTAGGTCTTCCCAAAGTTGCTGGTACTGGCCCTGTTCTTCTAAAGAGGTACGGACTGCTGTCTGTTGAGACTCCTTAAACTGCTCCATTTCCTTGCGGATTTGTTGCAGTTCCTGGCGAGATTCGTCCAACTCCTTCTTTGCTTGCTTGGCGTGTTGGTTTGCAAGGCCAAGTTTGTGTTTCAGCAGTTCGCTCTCGCCGGATTCGGCGGGGGTTTCTTGCTGAGAAGGGTGGACAGGTTTGTTGAGTAGCGCGGGGTCGATGGCCACGGGCACATCGCTACTGGTCACAGACTCAGCTACCGCAGTTTCCTCAGACATAAAAACTTAAGGTGTACTCCATTATCTTATCCACCTACGCACTTTTTACGGTAAAACAAGTCATGGATGACCGTACTCGCAGCAATTGGGCCAAGATTAAAGAAGCCTTAGAACGTGCAGGTAAGACTGATTCCATGTTCTATAAACGTGCATTGGAAATCTTGGCGGGTAGGCCGGATCCCTTGCCGTGACACCCTTTAGAGCTAGACCGTTTCTCTTTAGGATGTTAGGTGGAGTATTTCTGGCTGAATTTATTCTTCTGGGTTACTCGCTACATAGGTGTGCCACCGTCGCGCCAGGGAAAGTAGCTGTGTCGCTTCAGGCTCGGTGTCCGTCTATAGGTGATCGCGCACAAGAAATGTTTACGCTCTCCACGGCAACTGTTCTCAGTCTGCTTACTGACACCACACACACGCAGTAGCGGTATTATTGGGGTAGTAGGTACAGATGATGTCCGTCTCTCCGGGTAGTTACGACTTCACGCTACAGAGAAGAGCGGATTTTTCTCTTGCTTTGCAGTTCAAAGACAGTACAGGTAACCCCATAGACCTGACAGGGGCCACTATTGAGTCGCAAGCCTGGAACGAAAAACGCACCAGGAAATACGCGGATTTTGCGGTTACATACACAGATCGAGTGAATGGGCAAATCACGATAGCTCTTACGGATGTCCAAACTACGGAGTTTCCAGATAGTGTTAATTACGATGTTTTGGTTATTAGTGCAGGAGGGTTGCGAGACTATTACTTAGAGGGTGTTATTACTGTTTCTGAGGGTTATACAGCATGACTGCAGTAAATGTTACGACCCAGAATAATACTGTTACTGTCACGACACCTGATGGCAGCACGATAGTTGACACCCCTGTGACTACTGTTGTTACAGCGGCTACTGTCGGGCCTCAGGGGCCAGCAGGAACGGGGTTTGATGTGGATGCAACGGGTAAAGTGGATAAAAGCGTCGTGTATTACGACAGCGCATCTGGCAAGTTTCTTGCCGATGACATCTGGACTACAGACACACTCGTTCTTGGAGGCAATTTTTAGGTCATGGCCAACACAATCCGTCTGAAAAAACGTGCGTCTGGCGGTGCCTCAGGTGCTCCTTCTTCACTGGCCCCTTCGGAACCCGCTTTTTCTGAAGTCGATTCGATTCTTTACTACGGCTTTGGTGATGCCGGTAATGGGTCGGCAAGTTCAGTAGTCGCGATTGCAGGCTCAGGTGCGTTCACAACGCTGACTGGAACTCAAACCATTAGCGGGGATAAAACTTTTACCGGCACGGTTGATTTAAGCGGTGCAACCCTTTCAGGCACCAACACCACATTCAGTAACAATCTGATTGTTTCGGGTGACCTTACTGTCAACGGCACAACCACAATTATTAACACAGAAACGGTTGACGTAAAAGATAAAAACATCACTCTAGGTGATGTAACTACGCCGAGTGATACAACGGCTGACGGTGGTGGCATCACGCTTTTAGGGGCAACTAACAAAACGATCAGCTGGATTAACAGCACCGATTGTTGGACAAGCAGTGAAGACTTTGATCTCGTCTCTGGCAAGTCCTACAAAGTCAATGGGACTTCAGTCCTAAGCGGCTCAACTCTGGGTTCTGGCGTGACTGGGTCCAGCCTGACCAGCGTTGGCACGATTGGCACTGGCGTTTGGCAGGGCACCACAATTGATCGTGCTTATGGGGGCACCGGCCTTACTTCCGCTCCAGCAAATGGCGAATTACTGATTGGTAACGGAAGCGGGTATGCGCTTTCGACGCTGACGGCTGGAAACAACATTACGATCACTGAGGGAAGCGGTTCCATCACGATTGCGGCGACCGGCGGCACGGCTTTTTCGGCTGGAAACGGCATTGATGTAACCGGCTCGACGATTAGCGTTGATCGTAAGGCGAACGGCGGACTGGTTTTTGAGACAACTCAGCTGGCCATTGATTTGGGTGCGAGTGCGATTACCGGAACGCTGGCAGTTGGTGATGGCGGAACAGGTGCCACCACACTCACAGGAATCCTGAAAGGTAATGGAACTTCTGCGTTTAGCGTTGCAACTGCTGGAACGGATTATTTATCTGATTCATCGACTGTTGATGGGGGCACTTTCTGATTCATGGCAAACATAATCCGCCACAAGCGGGGCACCAGCGATCCATCGGCTGGAGATTTTTCTGCTACTGCCGAATTTTTAGTCAATACCTCCGATGGAGGGGTGTTCACGAAAACGGATGGCGGTTCTGTTGTCGAGATTGGATCCGGGGGTGGTGGTGGGGGAACCCCGCTTCGCTATTTGCATGTTGATGGCAGCGGCTCGCAAGCAATAACTACATCACTAGCAACTGTTGATTTTGATACGACGATTGCAACGTCTGATGCTTCTGATTTTACTGTCGGGTCTGGCGGTGAAATTACTGTTGTCAATGGCGGAACTTATAACATTGAGTACAGCCTTGATGGTGATCAATCGTCAGGAAATAACCGTGTAATTGTTACCGGAGTAGTGCAAGTTAATGGAACTGCTGTTACAGGCTCGGAATGTTCTGTTTATTCAAGAAACACAGCTGATGGTGATTTTACCGCTGTTGGTTCTTGTATTGCTGTCTTAACTGCTAACGCCGTAGTTCGGGTTCAAGTACAGAAAAATGATGGGAACATTACCACTTCACTTGAGCTAGATACGTCTGCTCTTTCGATGTTCAGTCTCGCAGGATCTGGCCCGCAAGGAGAGCAAGGCCCGCAAGGCCCCAGCGACATTCCGCAGAACAGCCAAACGAGCGCATACACCCTTGTAGCAGGGGATAACGGCAAGCATATCAATACAACAACAGGAGGGGTTACCGTCCCAAGTGGTGTATTTAGTGTTGGCAATGTGGTTTCTGTTTACAACGACAGTGGCAGCAATCAAACAATTACGCAGGGCAGTAGTGTTACATTAAGGCTTGCGGGATCTGCAACTACGGGTAACAGGACACTGGCTCAATACGGAATGGCGACTATGTTGTGCGTGGGCTCAAATGAATTTGTCATCTGTGGGGCGGGCTTGACCTGATGGGTATTCATCAAGCAATGATGATGGGCTATGCCACGGCAGATACTAATCCAACATGGACATTAGTAGGTTCAGACGAAAGTAGTGGTTTCTTTGGCGCAACAATTTCTGTTGCCAATTGTGAAGCAGGGGATCAAGCTTGGTACGGTTATTCAGTGGACAATAGCACAGGTATTTATAACCCAAGTGGTTACACTATTATCAGATCATCCACTAGCAACGCTCCAGATTTTACTCTGTCGAGGAGAACTATCACATCCAGCGGGACTGAAACTGTATCCGTCGAGTCGGTAGTTGATAATGCGATTTTGATGGTATTCAGATCATCAACGGGTTCTATTGTGAACAAAACAGAAGGAACTTATCTGGCTATAGACGCCGAAAGCACTGGTTCGTCTGGTATGCCCACAACACCAACAGCAAATACAAGTAACCGAATCGCTCCGGCGGATTCGATTGCATTAAATGTTGGTTATCTGGATGATGATAATCCTACAACTATTACAGCCCCGACAGGATATACGTTCATCGTCGCAGGTAATACCGACGATGGGACCACATCATCATCATTATTTTCTGCATACGCCGAGACGACAAGTTCATCCTCCAGTCCACCGGGAGCAGGTAACGCATGGACAGCATCAGGCCAAAATTCGGATCAGAATGTTTGCATAGTCGTTTACTTGATTCACGGGAGCTAGTCAAAGTCAGCTGATCGCTAAGATGTATGGAGTATTGACTGGGTGATGGCCAGCCGTGATTGAAGTTTTTGCTGCGATCATTGGTGCCAGCATCGGGGTAATAGGCGTTTCAGCAGCAGGCTTCACAAAACGTAACAGTGAGAGCCGCGAGGCCATAATTAAACTCACTGCTGGGGTTGAAGCGATAGCTTCCAAACTTGAAGACCTTCACCAAGATATGAAAGCCGAGAAAGTTCAGGCCAACATGGATCGACGGGAAATTTATGAGCGCCTTAACGAGCACGGTAACCGTTTGGTAGCTCTCGAAAACGGTAAAGCTAGAATCT